GCTGCATAAGGAGAATAATTATGGCAACAAAAAGAAATATAGAAATTGGTGGTATAGTATGCCACTTTAGAAGCTCAGCAGCAGTACCAAGAATATATCGGCTGATGTTTTCAAGGGATTTGTTTAAAGACATGTCAAAGCTGGCAGATGAATTGGATAAATCAAACAGACTGGAAGAGAAAGAAAAGAAAAAGGCGGAAGCAGAGGGCAGGGCTTATGTTAAGTCAAGCACTCTGCCTCTTTCATCTTTGGAAATGTTTGAGAATATTGCATATGTTATGGCTAAACATGGAGACCCGTCACAGCCAGATAATATAGAGGAGTGGCTGGATCAATTTG